CCAGCCACAGAAGCACCACCACCACCACCACCAGCCCAAGATGCTCCTCCAGAACCACTACCACCTGCATTCCCTTGCCCAGATGTTCCAGCTCCACCAGTTCCAGTGCCAGCGGTACTATTTGCACCACCGCCACCAGAACCACCTAAGTTACCATTTTTATTAGTTCCACCAGATGGCTGATTTTCACCTCCACCATATCCTCCACCAGTAGAGGTTATAGAACTAAATACTGAATTAGAACCGTTTGAACTATTGGCAGTGTTATATACAGCACCAGCACCACCAGCACCAACAGTGACTGTTAATGGAGTGCCAGAGGCTACAGCAAATCCAGTAGCTGTTCTGAATCCTCCAGCACCAGCTCCACCCGCATGACCAGCACCACCTCCCCCACCACCAGCAACTACTAGATACTCTACTGTAGGAGTGGGGACTAATTGCCAAGTACCAGCAGATATATTCTGTATAGCTTCCTGCATAGTCCACTTACCCGGATTAGAGGTAGACGAACTTGTAGCACCTATAGCAGATTTAATACCACCTTTATATCTTAAACTCATGCCATCAATTCATACGAAACGGTATAGGTAATAGCACTTGCTGTTCCAGAAGTGATGGAAATAGACACACCTTCCTCTAAGTAAAACGCAGTTGTCTTATCACTTACTATCAATGCAGCGTTAGCTGGTACTGAGATTGTTCCTGCTATTGGGTATGCTGTTCCACCAGAAGGTGCAGAACCTTGAGCAACAGCACCGTTTGTATAGATTGACACGGTAGTGTTAGCAGCATAGCCAGTAGTGTTAGTGGCGGTTATCTCGTTAATCTTCATAACGGTACTAGAGGCAGCAGCATTAGGCAGTAACACCACCGCAGTTACTCCTGACGGTACATAGTATGTAGTCTTGCCGTAGATTGATGTTGCATTGATTATATTGACAGCTGCCATGATTTTTCCTTATAAACCGAATATGATTGACAATGCAATTGCCTTGCCTACTGTGGCTATTGTTCCTGTAGTGGTTGGTAGCGTTAATGTTGCTGACCCATTTGGTATAGTTGTTATTGAACCTAACTGCGTTGTATTAACTGTACCCTGACCCGGAGCTATTACCTGTGTTATAGGGCTTGTGTACTGAACATATACGTTACTAGTCCCACTTGGCGGTGCGCTTGTGAATGTTATGGTGCTACCGCTTACTGTGAAGGCACTTGATGGGTTCTGTGGTACGTTCTCAATAGTTACCTGAACCTGTGCTACAGAAGCTACTGGTCTTGATAATGTAAATGCAGTCGCAGAGCCAGTGCCATTGAAATAATCAACGGCTGGGGTAAAGGCTTGTTGTGATGGTGTATTACCTAGGAAAGCCATGTTACACCGCGTTCAAGACTGAAACGACCACGTCTGCTGAGGTAGCCGCGCTACTCAACACCTTCAACGCATCTGCTGCTATAAGCACCACCCTATTGCCTTGCATGACTTCTAGCGACCCTCCTACTGGTACAGTCGCGGTCTTTACTAAATAATAATCAACCGCTGACCGAGTGAAGTACACATCTGTTGTTATAGGGGAAGTCGTAGTATTTGCTACCACTAAGCTAGTTATGGCTGCTGTTGTAGCTCCTGCTACTGTTACAAGGGTGGATGCGCTTGTCCCCACATTCTTTGCTACATAAGAGGTATTTGTATAGGTTGTCATGGTTTATCCCATCATTGTTGCTAAGAAATATGCAGGTTCGCTGACTATACCTGCGGTATTACCGTTAAGTTTCTGAATGGCTTGTAAAAGCGTATCTGTAGCTGCTACCGTTCCCGCGCCTGAAACATAACCAGTAATTACCTTGCCTATTACAGCTGAGTTAGTCAATGTTACTGCATTTCCTGTAGAGGTTGCTTCACCTGTTAAGTTAGCATTGGTTATAACCGTTGCAGCATTACCAACACTTGTTACTCCACCTGTTAGGTTGGCGTTAGTTGTTACTGTTGCAGCATTACCAGTTGTATTTTGATTCCAAGTAGGAATTGCACCAGCTATATCAGCGTATGCCAGACTTACTGTTCCTGTGTACCCATTAACGCTAGTTACTGCATCTGTGTTATCAATCTTCTGCCATGTAGCAGTACCAAATATAGCCCAGTCACCTATTGCCCAAGATGCTATACCGTCAAGATTAGTAGTTCCTGCGGTTGCGACTACATAATAATATCCTTGTGTTCCAACGCTAGAAGTAAGTGTCGGTACGTTAGTGGTAGCGTTCCATGTTCCTTGATACTTCAATGCGCCTAGTACAGCAGCAGGTAATTGAGCTGTCGGTACTGTTCCACCACCATCTAAAGTAGCTACACCAAGAGCAGCACCAGCAGTTAACAACGCAGCAGAACCTAGTCCAGTTATCTTGGAATTTGCTAGTGCTGTTATCCATGCTGGGTTTGAATATGAACCAGTTGTGTATACACCATCAGTTACAGCACCAGCTGTAAGACCAGAAGCAGTACCTGTTATATTAGTGCCTACGAAAGAAGCAGGAGTACCCAATGCTGTGGCATTACCAGCAGCATCAAGATTTACTGACTTTTCAGCAGGATAGGTTACAAATACGTCTTTAGTGCCAGCGGAGAAGTTAACCAACGCATTAGCGTTGCTGGAGGACAAGACTGTGTCGCGTGATAGTGTAGTGCCGGACAGGGTGTATGTACCTATGCCGACTTCCCATTCAGTGATTGTTTGGGCTACTATAGCGTAATAGGTAGTGTTCCCGTTGCCGACGGCAGCGAAAGATTGAAACCCAGTAGAAGCCCCAGCTAGTGTGAAAGTCCCTGTGCTAGATGTTGTACTTGTTTCTTTTACCCGATCTTGTAAGACGAGGGCCATTAAGCAATCCTAATAATCGCACTTGTAGAATCTGCTGTTGGGAATATAATTGTGAAGTCACCTGCGGTAGATGTTTTATCTCCACCAAAAGCAAGGATCGCAACACATTTATTACCTTGTGTGCTGTTATAAATCATAGCGCCATTAGCGGTAATAGTAGCCGCAGTCCAAGTAGAGTCTGTAAAATCTAGCCATGCTGTGGTGGTAGTTGATGTCGGAACCTGGGAGATAGCTAGTGTATTACCCCCCGCTGTGTATCCACCCGCAGTAGCAACTTCATTTGAAGTGGTGTACGCCGTTGTGGTTGCGCTTAATGTGGCGGAAGAAGTGTACAATGCGATCTTAAAAACATCCGCTGCTGTGCTCGCCCGTATAACGCCAACGCCAAAATTATGAAACCCATCGAGCATCTCGACCTTAAAACTTGTTGCCATTGCCTGTGTTATTGCCATGCTGTACTCCTATAATTAATTAACTGGAACCCTTGCTTGCCCGCTGCGGTATGCATCGCGCCTATTCTTACCATCGCCCAACGTCTTCAATAATGCAAGTGCTTCATCGTACCGTTTCTGATACCCAGCAATTACATCTGCCTCACCCTTCATGTAAGTATACGCTTCCAACAACGAGCCATATAGTAGGACAGAGTCAAAACGATCCCCCAACCATGTAGTACCAGCAGTAACAATGCTCTCTGGATAATAGTAATAATGTAGTTCCATGCTGTACGCAGCGTCTGGAGTAGGCCCCAGAATAAACGTGTCTTGGTCAAATTGCGCATAGTATTGCGGTACTCCATAAAATGCAGCATCTGTATCTGGAAAAGACTCACGTATAAAATTAACATCCTTATCCAATAAATACGTATATTCATTACCCGCACTAACAGCCGCCAGTGAAAAAGTAGCCAACCAATCTGAGGGGCAAGTCAAGTATTTATTACCTGATGTGACAGCGCCCGTCACGTTCTTCCTTATTGCTGGAAGCTGGATTGCATTATATACGCGCTGCTCTGTCTGCTGTATGAACGTGTTAATGTCCGCCACAGCGAACTCATTCTCCACATAGCTTTGGATCTCGTCAACTAGCTGCGTATAGTTCATCTCAACCCTTACTGGCTATTCTTGCTGTACTTATTACCCGTAGTCGCAGCGCCTGTACCACGCTTAGTCTTTGTTTGGGTATTCGGTACATTGTTTGGGTATCCTGAGGTTGCAGGCGTAGGTACCTTTTGTGGCTGCTTATATTCGCTCATGGTTTAACCCTTTCTTTGGTTCATTACACGAGCCATACCGCGCCCCATCTGCTTCATAGCCAGTGAGGTAACTCCAGCAGAGCCTTTTCCGCCCTTTTGTACAGGCAGTTTAGCGCCGTCATTGCCTAGATTCTTACCTTTAGTCTTACCCTTGCTCTCACATCCGTTGCCTTTTGCCATGCTATTCTCCTAGCTTGTTGTTACTGTTACGGTGCCAACTGCACCAGTGCCTACTAAATCATTTACTTCTAACCCAAGCGGGTCGTTCAAACCAACAGGGTTCCACCCCCACTGAATTATCCGACTGCCTCCGTCACCACCAGGCCCCGACTCATAATACCCTAATTCCGCCCGGGGGTCTCTAATAGCCTGTGGATCATTTACTGGATACATTCCCAACAATAGTTGCGGTTGGTCGGGCTCCCAACAATCTGGGCACACCAGTAAGTTCACGTTCTTGGCTTTTATAACCAGCTTCTTCAGCTGCTTTAACTTATACCTAAAACCACAACGGTCGCACGACGCAATTGCCTTCTTGCCAGAAGCATATTGGCTTCCCATTTAGAAGAACTGCTGGCGCGGTACCGCGCGTAGGGGTGCCTTTTCCCTGTCCTCTTCCGATGCAAGCTGGAACTGCTGTTCGTAGTCTGCTTTTAGCATCTGCATTCTTGGCATCCCTTCGGGGAGTTTCATGCTTAAATAGTAGGCCAGCCCCGCTACCATCGCTGGTAGAAACCTAAAGGGGATGTCCTGAGTAGTGGTACCGTTGCCAGCATCCTGAATCCTGCGCAATCTCCAGTATACTAATGTGTAAGTGGTGGAGCTGTCAGGTTTTGGCCAAACTGTAACGGTAGGTGATTGTACCACAGCAGTAGCTGAAGTCGCACCTGATTGTCTGTTTATGTAGATTTGAATCGGCCTCCCCTGTGCATTCTTATTAGGGATGGTGGCGTATGTTGACACGCTGATGCGTGAGATGTTGATGTCTTGTTGGTTTGTCCCTGTCCCTGTGCGCACTACGTGGTCAAGTAAGTCAATGGTATCTACAGGTAGGTTATATGTGCCTGTGCCTGAAACTAAGGGGATGCTGCCTTCTTCAACAGTCCATAATTCTATCCCCCGGTTTGCCCACTCAATCGTCAACAAATTCAAAGACCTACGTGCTGTCCGTAAGTCATAACCAGAGCGCAATTCTGCTCCGCAGCGTTCGAAAGCTTCTTCGACGAGATTGTTTAGGTCTAGATTAAATACCGCTGTGCTGGTTGTTGGCATTATTTAACGCTTCTGTAAGGTTTTACTTTTTGTTTAATTGATTTAGGTTGAGCCACAAACTGCTTACCTTTAGCTTTACCTTCTCTTTTAGCCTTCGTTGTAGCAGCATATTCTTGAGGGCTTAATGCTTTAATTGCCTTTTCTGGTAGGTATCTTTCACCTGTTTCGCTAGACTTTTTACCGGATTTAGTTGCCCACTTTTGCTCGCCCCATGCTTTAAGCGAACGCTGTGGTTTAGCTAATGCACTCACTTATACCCACCACCGGCGGCTTTATATTTCTTAGCCACAAGCTGTGCCTTACGTGCTGACCATTGACCTGCGCCCGTACCATGCGTTGCAGCAGCTTTTACTTGCGCTACTATGCTTTTTCTAATCGTTGGTTTGGTGTAGTTACCGGCTGCATTTACGCTACCACCTTCTTTTTTACCTAGCTTATCTAGGGGGCCTACAGCGCCTCCTGCGGCCTTTTTCTTAGCGCCAGGTACCTTAGCAGGGTTAATACATCCCATGCCCCTAGAAGCCCTCATTTAGCAGATCTTTCCGCGTGTCTTACCACGCACTTCGATACCGCCGCCTTTAGCCATTTTCTTAACCTTGCCGCCAGACCCATATCCAGCCATACCACCCTGCATCATTGCAGAGTTTTTCATCATGCTACCGTCAGGCATCATGTGCATCCCACTTACCTTACCGCCTTTGTCATAGCCACATCCAGACATACCGCCCATTTTTAGCTTAAGTGAAGTACCTTTACCGCCTTTATGTTCTTGCATGTCATGTTGTTTAAAGGCTTTTTTAATCATAGCCTTATCTTGTTCTTTATCCATTTTCATTACAGTCCCTCCCTTTTTCATACCCAAAGAAGCTGCAGTTCCCTCTACACCGCCCGGGGCAATTCTTTGCGGTAACATACCGGTGCTCCCCCCGGGACGCATGCGCCTACGGCCAGAATTAAGGTCGCGTTGCCCCTTATATGACTGCTTATCTAGGGCGGCTTGCTTCGCTACTGAAAGTTTATCTACAGCT